CTGCATCATCAATGGGGCGCAGATCTCCTTCTGACGGCAACGGGCGACATCGCCCTCGTTCAGGATGGTCCGCTCGGTCAGCAACGTGTGCTTCGTCGGCTTCTCACGAACCCGAATGACTACGTGTGGCATCCGGAGTACGGCGGCGGACTCGGTGCGTCGGTCGGTCGTCCTGTGGCGGCCGGCCAGATCGAGTCCGTCATCCGAACGCAGATGTTCCGCGAGGCCGCCGTGCAGCACGCGCCTGAACCACGCGTGTCGATCGCCATACCGGACGCCCCAGGCTGGACGTCCGTCTTCGTCAGCATTGTCTATGTGGATGGTTCGGCTCTGGAGGAGCAGCACCTTCAGTTCGCAGTTCCTGGAGGTTACGCATGAAACTTGACCTGCAGGACTTCCGGACGATCGTGGCGAACTCTGCGACTGCTGCGCAGGAAGCGAGCCCCCAGATCCTGGACCTCCGTACCGGGTCGGTGTTTCGCGCCATCCTGGAGGCGAATGCCTCGGTCGCCCTCTGGATGCAGTGGCTCCTCGTCCGGCTCCTGCGAAACGCAAGGGCCGCCACCTCCGGTGGCGCCGATCTCGACTCCTGGATGGCCGATTTCAGCTTCGCTCGGCTACCGGCCACATCCGCGCGGGCAACCGTGACGTTCTCGCGGATCGACGCGGGCGCGATTGCGTTGGTGCCGGTTGGAACGAGGGTCCGCACGGCGGATGGGGCGCGCGCCTTCGTGGTGATCGCCGACCCGACATCGTCCGCTTGGGACATCGCCACGCAGTCCTTTTGTCTGGATCCGGGCGACACTGCGGTCGACGTGCCGGTCGAGGCCGAAGGGCCGGGCACGGCATGGAACGTTCAAGCCCGTGCAATCACCCTCATCTCCTCCGTGCTGGCCGGCGTCGATGCCGTTTCGAATGCACTTCCTGCAAGCGGCGGCCGAGACTCCGAAGGTGATGACGACTTCAGGCGGCGCTTCGTCACGTTCATCAACAGCCGCAGCAGGGCGACGACGATGGCGATCGAGTCCGCGATCGACAGTATCCAGCAGGGTCTCAGCCATTCGATCCTCGAAAACGTGGACACTGCCGGGCGGGCGTCTCCAGGTAACTTCCTGATCATCGTGGATGACGGGTCTGGCGGGCCGTCCGAGGCATTGCTGACAGCAGTGCGCGCCGCAGTGGACGGCGTCCGCCCGATCGGATCCCGGTTCGCGGTGCGCGCGCCCGTCGTCATCGAGGTCGCCGTGAGAGTCACTATCGCCTTCATTCAGGATGCTGATCGTTCGAGTGTCGTGGCCGCAGTGACAACGCGGGTGGCGACGTATGTGAATGGCCTCGCGGTCGGCGCCAGTCTGCCGGCAAGCCGCGTCGCACAACTCGCCTACGACGCGTCGCCCTTCGTCACGAACGTCACGTCGGTCACCCTGAATGGAGGGGCCGCAGACCTCCATCCCGATCTGTTCAGCGTGATCAGGGCTGCCAGCGTTGCGGTGATCGCATGACGGGCGACCTGGCCAACATGGTCCGACGACTCCGCGCCCTGCTCCCCACCCGCTGGTTTCCTGACGACGCCCCGGTGCTACGGAGCCTGTTGAGCGGATTGGGAAGCACCTGGGCCTGGGTTCACGAAGGGACCGGGTATGTGGGCCTTCAGCTTCGGGTCGCGACCGCGTCCGATATCTGGCTCGACTCGATGGCGTCGGATCTGTGCGGGCGATGGATCAGACGCCGCCGTCGCGAGTCGGACGATCATCTGAGATCCCGGCTCAGTTCCGAGCTCCTGCGCGAGAGAGGCACGCGTGAAGGCGTCCGGCGCGCCGTGGTCGATCTGACGGGGCGCGAGCCGTCGATCTTCGAACCGGCACTCCCTTCGGACACGGGCGCCTACGGAACCCATCCGGAGAGTCGGGGTGGTCTGGCCTATGGCGTCGCCGGCGGCTGGGGAAACCTCTCCTTGCCGTTCCAGTGCTTCGTGACGGCATACCGTCCGCATGGAACGGGGATCGCTTCTGTGTCCGGCTGGTGCTGTCCGGGAGGTGCCTACGGCCAGGGTGCCATGGAGTACGCCAACATCGAACTCATGGAGGATCTCGTTTCCGACGCCGAGATCCTGGCCACGATCGCGAGAACCATGCCGGTGGCCGCCACCGCTTGGACCCGCCTTTCGGACTGACGCTTTCTCACAAGGTAGGCTCATGGATCGAAACATCGTCTATCCGGGGAGCATTCCCTTGGATACCGACCTGCTGTCGCTCAATCGAAACGCGATGATCGCGATCGGGTATCTGGCCCGCGCTGTCCTGGGCACCGATCCGGTCCTGGACGGTCTCGCATGCACCGCAACCGTACCGGCGTCGATGCAGGTCGCCGTCGGCGCTGGCAGCATCATGCAACTCGGCGTCCTGGATACCCAGGATTACGGATCGTTGCCGGCGGATAGTGCGACGCCGCTGGTCAAGATGGGGATCAACACCGCGCCCACCCGGTTCACGCTCGCCGCGCCGACCGTATCTGGCCAGGTCAACACATACCTGATCCAGGCGACGCTGCAGGAGAGCGACGCCAACCCCGTCGTGCTGCCCTACTACAACGCTGCCAATCCCTCGCAGCCTTTCAGCGGGCCGTCCGATAGCGGAAGCTCGCAGCCGACGGTGCGAACCCAGCGCGTCGGCCTGCAGATCAAGCTCGCTACGGCAGGCTCCGCTAGCACTGCGACCGTGCCTCCGGTCGATGCCGGATGGATCGGGCTATACGCCGTCACCGTGCGATACGGACAGACGTCGGTCGCGAGCGCCGACATCGCTTCGCTCATGACAGCGCCGTTCTTCCCATGGAAGGTTCCCGCGCTGCGGCCCGGGTTCGGGAGCGGCGTGCAGAGCTTCACCAGCAATGACACGTTCGTCGTTCCGCAAGGCGTCCGCCAGGTCGAGGTGGAGGTGTGGGGCGGCGGCGCCGGAACCTTCGCGTCCGTCTCGGGGCGGCCGAGTGGCGGAGCCGCGGGAGGTGGCTATGCGCGGAAGCGCGTCGTGGGCCTCACACCCGGGCAGAGCATCCCGGTGGTCATTGGCGCCGGCGGGGCGGCAGGCGTGGTCGGTGGCGGTGGTCCTACCGCGGGCGGCGCATCCAGCTTCGGCAGCTTCGTGAGCGCGACAGGCGGCAGTCTCAATTATCTCGCCACCCTGGCCGATCCCCGCAACGGTGGAACCCCCGCCGGTGTCGGTGTGAACGGTGACCTCAATCTGATGGGATCCGCGGGGCAGGGCGGATACCAGAACCAGGGCGGAATGGGAGGCGCGGCCCCGTTGGGCGGGGCCCAGAACAGCGGGACGAGCGGCGTTCCTGGCGTGTTCCCGGGGGGCGGCGCATCCGGCGCTGGCACGGGAGCCGACAGCGCCACACCGTACAACGGGGCAGCCGGCGCTCCGGGTCTCATCGTCGTCCGCTGGTAGCTCACCGACTTCGCGACGCCGCGTGTGATCACGGCGTCCCAGATCCTCTTGGAGCCTCATCATGGCAACAGCACCGGCGCATGTTCTGAAGCCCAGCACGGCGCGTCTCGTGACGATCGACAGTTTCATCCCGGTGCCGCGGGGATCGCAGGCGGTGGCGCCGCCGCTCCTGAACTGGCCGGCGAAGGATCCGAACGACGTGCTCGACTACCAGATCGAGTATGCGCCGGCGGTCATCGGGAACGATGCGGATGGCATCGCGACACTTGACGTGACGGTCTCACCGAACGCGCCTGGAGCTCTGCTGGTCAGCCGGACGACGGTCGATGGGACATGCGCGGTGTTGTGGATGTCTGGGGGGCAGGCGGGCACCGTCTATGTGATCACGCTCACGATGACCACCGTGAACGGCCGGGTGGTGCAGCGGAGCGTCCTGCTGCCGGTGATCTCGTTGTCCTCGGTCACCGTCACGCCACTCGCTCTGGTAACCAGCGACGGCACCATGATCACTGACAGCAGCGGGAAGCCGCTTCTGTCTGTTTGATCCGGCTGCGCTCCGTCGTCCGTCGTCCGTCGTCCGCCATTTGATCAGGGCTGGGTGCCTCGGCCCCAGATTGCGTGACCAACCATGCCCACAATCGACGAACTCGCACCGGCCACTGCGGCGGCCGATACCGACCAGCTCGTGGTCAGCCAGGCAGGTCTTACCCGACGGCTCTCCCGCGCGCAGGTTGTCGCCGGGTTGCAGCCTGAACTGTCCATCCCGAGTGGACGTCTCATCGGTCGGAGCTCGACCGGATCGGGGCCGGTCGAAACCATCTCGCTGGGTGCCAACCTCACGCTCACGAACGGGACTCTCGCCGCCGCGTCGACGCCCTTTGTCGTCTCCCAGCTCCCCAACGGCCTGGTACCGAGTACGACGGACCTGATCCCAATCCTCCAGGGCGGAACCACGGTTGCCGTCACTTACAGCCAGTTTCAGAACAGCCTCGGCCGTGTCAACAACGTCGACGTCTCCCAGGCTATGGTGACCCCGACGGGCGGGGCTGCGAGCCGTCGGCTGGCCGACATCGCCCAGACGATGCTGAGCACGAGCGGCGGGACGATGACCGGGGCCCTGACGCTGTCCGGCCTTCCGGCCGCTGGCGGGGATGCGGCCACGAAGGACTATGTCGATGCCACGGCTGCCGCGGCACTTCCGCGAAGCGGCGGTACGCTATCGGGAGCGCTGACGCTCAGCGGGAATCCGAGCCTCGCGTCACATGCGGCGACGAAGGCCTATGTCGATGGCCAGGTGGGAACGGCTCTACCGCGGAGTGGCGGGACGCTCGCCGGTGCGCTGACTTTGAACGGCGATCCTGTCGCCGGGAACCAGGCTGCCACGAAGCAGTATGTCGACACGCGTGTCGCGCGCGGGGGCGACACGCTGACCGGACCTCTGACGCTGGCGGGCGCGCCGACGTCGGCACTTCATGCAGCGACCAAGTCCTATGTCGATATCCAGGTCCAGTCAGCCTTGCCCCTCACCGGGGGGACGCTGTCCGGGTCGCTCATTCTCGCGGGCGATCCCTCATTGGCGCACCAGGCGGCGACGAAGAGCTACGTCGATGCGCATTCCGGCACGGGTTTGACACCCTCCGGAGGAACCATGACCGGCGTGTTGGTGCTGGCGGCAGACCCTGTGTCGGCGTTCCAGGCAGTGACGAAGCAGTATGTCGACGCGAAGATTTCTCGTTCCGGAGATACACTCACCGGTCCGTTGGTGCTGGCGGGCGATCCGACCACCGGCCCGCAGGCTGCGACGAAGTCGTATGTCGATTCGGTCGCGACGGCGTCAGGGGCATTGCTCCGAAGCGGGGGTACTCTGACGGGGCCACTCACGTTGAGTGGCGATCCCACGACCACGACCCAGGCGGCGACGAAGCGCTACGTCGATGCGCAGGTCGCGACGGCCTTGCCGCAGTCAGGCGGCACGGTGTCTGGTGCACTCACATTGAGCACGGCACCGACCGCGGCGGGGCACGCTGCGACCAAGCAGTATGTCGACGCGCAGGTCGCGACCGCCGTCCCGGTGAGTGGTGGAACGGTCGGTGGACCTCTGAACCTGTCGGCGACTCCGACCGCACCTCTGCATGCCGTTCCCAAGCAGTATGTGGACGGGATCGTCGGCACGTATGGACTCAACCTGAAGCTGGCCCCGTACGGGGCGCCTCTCAATGGCTCCGCGGATGATACGCCGGCGTTCAAGGCCGCCTATGCGGCCGCGAGTTCCAACGCGGTGATTCACGTGCCGAACGGCACTGCGGTCCTGCAAGATTGCAGTGCCTGGGGCGTGTCTCTCTCCAAGCCGGTCAAGTGGGTGCTGGACGGCACGGTCCGTGCGGATGGGACTGCGTTGGCCAGTGCCGTTCCAACCGGAACGAATCCGGCGCCGACAAATCTCCCTGGCGTGGTGCAGGGTCACTCCAGCTCGGGCGTGGAGTTCTCGCGATCGAACTCCAGCTCGACGGACCTGGCTGTCCTTCACAGCTCCTATGTCGTAGGCCATGCCGGAGGATCGAACGCCGTCATCGCGAATGCACGAACGGACACGCTGATCTACAACAGCCCGTCGAATTTCGTCTGGGCAGGGCTCGACCGGCTCATCTGGTCCGGTATCCAGGCACCCACGAGGACCACGCTGGTCCAGCATGTGGGGCGGTACGTCCAGACGATCCGGCAAACCACCACCACGGATTCGAACGGTGCGCCGCTTCCCCAGCCGGAACTCTGGGCCGCGTGCCTCGAGTATCGAGACGTGACGAACAAGCCGTCCAGCGCTGCCGCTGCGGCGATCACGGTCGAGATGGACTGGGTTGGCAACGGGGTGGACGACGCCGGGAACCGATAGATCCAGTCGCTGGTCGTCGCGCAGAACGATCTCGCGGGCCCGGCGGTCGAAGTCGCCAACATCATCGGGGTGTATTTGGCGGCTGGCTCGAAGGGGAAGACGCAGCGCGTCTTCAACATAGGCATCCCATTCCAGACCGCTGTGCTGGACACGACGGCGGCCACGCAGCTGGCTGGCGCTGCCGCCATCCGCCTGGCCGCGGGTCATTCGATCGCCTTCGATCCATCTGCCAACAATACGCTGGCACTCGACAGCGCGACCGGAACCCTGCGGTGGAATCAGGGCGCGCTGTCGTATCCGGTGGGCAAGGGGATATGCGTCGGATGGGCGAATGTGTGCAGCGGCAATACGACGCTGCCGAATTACCTGACCGGCAATATCGTCTTCCTCATTGGATCGGCAACCTTCAGCATCACGTTGCCACCGGCTGCCAGCACACCGGCCGGAACCGGCTTCACGTTCTCCACCCTCGGCAATTGTGTCGTCTCCATCGTCACCTCCGGTGGCGACATCATCGACAATGGCCCTGTCGTGCTGCGTCAGTCGGACCGCTATCACGTCGTTTCAGATGGAAGCTTCGCGTGGCGCGAGGTCTTCCGGACGAACTCCGTCAATCCGCGGTTCACGGGGCCTCCCGTCCTGCCGACCTACACCGTGGGCTCGTTGCCATCGTCTCAGCCAGCGGGCGCGAAAGCGTTCGCCACGAATGGACGAAAGCCGAACGAGGGAGGTGGCGCGGGATCCGGGGTGGAGGTGTTCTTCGACGGCTCCCGATGGATCTCGGTCTGCTCCGGTTCGCAGGTGGTGGCCTGAGTCGACCGCTGTTTCTCGTGGCCTGAACCGTCCGAGCGACGGGTTCGAGAGGTACGATGCCGACCATCTCCCAATTGCCCCGCGCAGGTCTGGTCGACCCGGCGGATCTGGTCCCACTTTCCCACGACGGGTCAACCCGTGGGATCAGCGTCGGGGATCTTCTGGCCGGAACGCAGCCGGCCATCCTGGTGCAGACGTCAGCCCTGCTTGGGCGGACAAGCCTCGGCCCGGGGGGACCGGAGGCGATCAGCGTCGGACAGGGTCTCGTCCTGTCCGGCGGCACCCTGTCTGCCACGGGTGCGGAAAGCGCCGACTTTCCCGTACAACAGACGTTCACGCCGCAGGACTTCCTCGTCCTCTCGGTCGACGGTCAGCCGGCGCTATTGCCATTGTCCGCCTTGCGTGCGCTGTTCTCGGCCGGCTCGAACGTCGCCATCTCCGCGGCTGGCGTCATATCAGCGACCGGTGGAGGTGGTGGTGGGAGTGCCCCCTCCATCGACACATTGGATCTTGCCTCATCCGTAAGCGGCGGTGACCTCGTCGCAGTCTCCCAAGGCGGGATCACGAAGTCGGTCACCCTCGGTACGCTGCTCAACGGCCAGACGATCGATATGGCGTCGGCCGCCGGTGCGCCGAACGACGGTGACGGCTTCTGGGTGGCACAGGGCTCGTCGACCATGACGCGGCAGAGACTGGGCGCATTGTGGCCGTGGATTGCTTCGAAGCTAACGAACTATCTTGAACCCGTGGTCGAGATCGGGACGTCCATCACGCTCGATGGGACGCTGCATAACGGTCGAGTGCTGGTTTGCAGTGCTCCCGTCACGCTCTCCGTAGCGCCGCAGAACATGGGGAATGGGTTCCGCTGCGAGGTGCTGAACCTCAGCTCCGGTGACGTGGCTCTGGATGCTACCATCCGCACCACGTCGGGCCGGTCGGTGCTCCCGAGCGGACAGGCGATGACCCTGCATGTGGTGGCCTATTCGGGAGGAACCCTCGTGATCGGGCGGGTCTCCGGAGCGAACGCATCCGAAGCACCCGGTCAGGTCATCGGTTTGACGGTCAGCGGACAGAGCGCGACGACGGTGTCACTCTCCTGGGCGGCACCGGGGAGCGGGACAGTCGCGAGCTATACCGTCAGCTACCGCCAGTCAGGCAGCGCAACCTGGCTGGCGGCCACGCCGGTCACCACGACCCAGCAGACGATCGGGCCGCTCACGGCGTCCACCGCATACGAATTCATGGTTTCTGCCACGAATGGCAGTGCCGCCGGGCCTCCGTCCAACGTCGTCACTGCGACCACGAGCGGTGCCCAAAGCGCCATCACGGCACCCGTCAACCTGACCGTCACGGGCGTTACCGCGAGCTCCGTCAGCCTGTCCTGGGGAACGCCGGCCACGGGCACTGCCCAGAGTTACACCGTCCAGTATCGGACGACGGGTAGCGCGACCTGGGCTGGCACGGTTTCCGGCGTGGGTACGACGAGCTACACCGTCACGGGTCTGAACGCCGGTCAGTCCTACGACTGGCGCGTTGCAGCCGTGGCCGCCGACGGAGCCTCCGCGGTGTCGGCCGTGCTTGTCGCCGCGACGCTGGCGAATACCGGGACCGTGACGGCCATGAGCTGGAACCTGGTCCCGACCGGGCCGGTGGCGCACGGAGCCGGCGCGCTTGGCATGAACGCGCATGTGACACCCGCATCGGCACCGGTGCAGTTCGGACTCTCCTCCTCCCCGACGATCGCACCGACGAGTTGGACCGCCGGCACATACGTCAACACTGACCTGTGGGGCGCCTATCTGGCGACACCGGCCACCGCGGGGACCTGGTACGCCTGGGTCGAGGGAATGGACGGAAGCTGCCCTACCGTGAACCCCGCCGGCATCATCGTCACATGA